ATGACGCTCTCGCGCGCGGTCGCCCTGGCCTTCGTCGCGCTGGTCGCGGTCTCGACCGCGAGCGCCGGCTACCTGCTCTGGCACGCCCCACGCTGCTCGCTCGCGCAGGGGACGCGCTGCCGATGACGTTCCGCGATCGCGCACGCTCTCTCCTCGCCACAGCCGGCTTCGTCGGCATCGTGGCGGTCCTCGTCGCGGTTGCGCTGGCGACCGGGACGCAATGCGGGCCCGGCGCGGCCGGTGTCTACATCGCGCACGTCATCCTCATTTCGGGATGCCCGCGATGAGCGCGCCTTCGATGAAAGCACTCGATGCGGTGGTGCGGGCGCTGCAGCATGAGTTCGGTCCAGGCAAATACGAACTCACGGCACCTGCCGTGATCGCGGCGCTCGATGCCGCAGGTTTCGAGATCGCCATCGAGCCGAAGGGCCTCGCCGCAGAGCAGTCGGCCGCTTTGATCGAGCGGGCGCGAGTGGCTGCTCACCCGAACTTTGCTTGTGTTGCCACCGATCGCGGCCGAAGCACCTTTCAGGCCTTGATCACCAAGCTCGCCGATACGCTGGCCCGCCATCGCCGATGGATCGCCGACCTTCAGGCCGGCACTTACGTCACCTGCGTGTACTGCGGTCATCAGTACGGGCCCGGCGAGACCACGCCGGTCGCGATGGCCGATGCGCTCAAGGCGCACGTCGCGCAATGCCCCGAACATCCGATGTCGGCGCTCGGCGACGCGGCCACTGCGGCCTTTCACGCGCTCAAGAGCTACGAGTTCGGCAACACGGCGCCCGATCTCGCAGCAGGCGTCGCTGCCAAGCTCGCTGACGCGCTCGCCAACGCCGGCCTGAAGGTGCCGTGATGGGCGCCCGCCGCGAGCGTCGCGTGCGCGCGCTGATCAAGGCGCTGCGACCGTTCGCCGAGATCATCTTTCACCCGGCCACCAGCGACGACTGCCCGCTCGTGTTGCAGCCGCTCGGCAAGGCGACGATCCGTGTCCGCCACGTGCGCGCTGCGCGCCGCGCCATCCGCAAAGCGAGGGAGTGAATGTCAGACGCAACCGCCGACGCGCCGACGCCGTTCGTCTTTCCGCGCGAGCTCACCAAGCCGCTGCGCGAGGTCCTCGGCCTGATGATCTTCCAAACCGTGCCTTTGGCCGAGGTTTATCGCGATGCCGGCGCCTACGTTCCGTCTCATGTCGAGGGCGCGCAAGCCTTCATGTTGCACCGGTTGCTCTGCCTCGCGCTCGAGCACGGCGAGGACTGGCGTCGGTTCGCCGGCGAGGACCTCGAGCGCACGGTCGCGGCCGCGAAGGCGCTGACGGGAGCGCCGTCATGACGAGCACGATCTCATGGCTGCGCGGCGCCGACGGCACCAGGGGCGAGAGCTGGAACCCGATCCGCGCGCGCGACACCAGGACCAAGCGGCTGGGTCATCACTGCGAGCACGTCCACGAGGGCTGCCGCTTCTGCTACGCCGAGGACCTCAACCTCAATCGCCGCGACCTGCCCTACGGCGGCACGCGCCTTCCGTTCAAGCCCGCACATCTCGACGCCGGCGACGTCGAGGTGTTTCTCGACGAGGAGCGGCTGCTGGCGCCGCTCTCGTGGAAAAAGCCGAAGCGCATCTTCGTCGAGTCGATGAGCGACCCCTATGGCCGCTGGGTCGACGAAAGCTGGCTGCATCGCATCCGCGCCGTCCAGGCCGCAACGCCGCAGCACACCTACATCGAGCTCACCAAGCGGCCGAGCCGGATGAAGGCGTTCAACAACCTGGCGCGCACGCCCGCGAGCGTCCTGCGTGCGGCGGCCGAGCTCGGCGCCGACGGCGCCTTCGGCTCGTCCACCTTGGCGATCATCAATGCGCGGCTCGACCGCTGGCCGCTGTCCAACGTGATCGGCGGCGCCAGCTGCTCGATCCAGGCCGACCTCAATGTCTTCGGCAAGACGCTGCTCGAGACCAGCCTCGCGGTGCGGGTCATCTCGCTCGAACCGATGCTCGCGCCGGTGAACATCCTGTCGCTCGCGTTGTCGCTCGACAGCGGCGATGTTGGCTTGTGCCGTTGCGGCCACCGCCATGGCCTCAAACACGACCCCGACACCGGCGGCGTCGCGTGGCGCTGCCATGCGCGCGGCTGTGCGTGTGAGGAGTTCAGGCGGCCGCCCGGCGTCGGGCTGCACGGCGCCATTGTCGGCTTCGAGAGCGGCGCCGACGCGCGGTCCGGCAACATCGCGTGGATCCGCGCCGTCATCGATCAGTGCCGCCGCGCCGGCGTCGCGTGCTTTGTCAAGCAGCTCGGACGCCGGCCGCTCGGGTTCGTGGTCGACGATCAGCGCCGCCGCGGAGCTCGCCGTCGTCCGATCGAAGCCAAGGAGGTGCGGCTCAAGCTGCGCGACCGCAAGGGCGAGGACTGGTCGGAGTGGCCGGAGGACCTGCGCGTCCGCGAGTTTCCCGCGATCGACATTCCCGTGATCGCGGCGCCGCCGATGGCGCAGCTCGACATGTTCCCGGCCGCCGGCGTCGCGGGGTGAACGACCATGAGCCGCCACGAAATCCCCGCGCTCGACAAGACTCACCGCGTCATCGTCGGCTGGGATCAACCACTCCTGACCTTTTTCGCGCAGGTGATTGACCGCCGGCGCGAGGTCGAGGAACGCGACGACAAGATCGTCGTGTGGCGCGGCTGCAAGCTCCGCGAGCTCTACGAGGTCGACGACCTGGCCCGCGTCGTCGCGCGCTATGCCGAGCTCACGCCGGAGATGCGGGCCACGCTTTACGGCGACAAGGACGAGGGCCGATGAAGATCACGATCGAGAGCACAAGCAAGATCGTTCAGCTCGTGATCGGCGGCGCAAAGGTGCCAGCGCGCGTCTGGCAGGGCGAGACCGCCAGCGGCATCCCGGTGCAGGCCTTCATCACGCGGATCGCGCCCGAGATCCCGAAGTCCGATCCGCGGCACCACGCGTTGACCGCCGAGTTCGATCGCGATCTCCAGGTCCAGGCCGACCCACGGCCGAGCGTCGACGCCATTCCGCTTCGTTTTTTCATCGACTGACGCATGGCCATGGCACGCAACCTTATAGCGGTCGGCTGCTGCAAGCCCGACGACGTTGCCCGCGAGCGGCCGCAGATCGTGCTGCGGTTCGATCGCGAGACGTTCGACCAGGTCGCGCGACGCGCGGCCAATAATGGCCACAGCTTCAACGAGGAATGCCTTCTGCTGATCGAATGGGGGCTCGAGGCCGAATGACCAAGCGCCCCCTCCCCGATCATGCTCGCGCGGCGGCTTCGGCTGAAATCACCGCCCACCCTCTCGTCGTCGAGTTGTTTCGCGCGCTGCCCCCGTCCGCCGCCGAATTTACTGCGGAACGGCGCGCCGCCTGGCTGCGCGCAGCCGCGGCGATCTTCATCCTGCTCTACGGCGCCGTCGGAAATCTCGACATCACCTGGTCGGAGGATTCATGACCGCCGTCGGTCGAGAACAAGCGAAGGTGGCCCGCTGGAATTCCGCGCATCCCGCGGCAGCCGTGCCGGTCACCTACGTCCACGACGACTTCACAGTCACTCTAACGCACATGCCTATCCGGTTTTCACCCAATGACGCAGAAACCTACTAGATGTTGAATCCTCACATTGAAAGCGGCCTCGCGCGGCTCAAAACCAGATGGCCGCAATCGCATGCGGTGCCAGGCCAGCACGGCTATTTCTTGATCGTTGTTCCCGGTGTGCTTTTACCCCGCGGCTATCGAGAGACGATTTGCACCGTCCTTTTCGTCGCGCCTCCCGGCTTTCCCGCAGCATGTCCTGATCATTTCTACACTGACATCGAAATTAGGTTGCAGAACGGCGAAATCCCGAAGGCTGCGTTGCCCGCCCACCCCGTTCACGGCGGAAATTTCCCGAAACGTCTTTGGCCTCAATGGGAGGGGTGCATGTGGTGGTCATGGCACTTGCAGATGTGGAATCCGAACCAGAGCAGCCTCTACACCTTCATGAAGGTGATCCAGCAACGCCTCAACCCGGCACGCTGACATGACCACAACATCTAGAGGCGTGGGTGCCAACCGGACAGGCATGATAACGCAGACCCGCACGAAGGCGCAGCTTCTCGGCGGCCACACGGCCGTCGTCTGGCTCGATGACGTGCGCGGGTGCGTAGCGCTCGACAGGGTCAAACCGCGATGACAAACGCGAAATTCCCGCTCCCCGACAAGGCGCTCGAGGCGCACATCGCGGTCCTCGGCAAGACCGGCGCCGGCAAGACGACCACGACCAAGGACATCGTCGAGCATGTCGTCCCGATGGGCTTCCGGGTCTGCGTCCTCGACACCATCAAATCCGACTGGTGGGGCATCACCTCGAGCGCGAGCGGCAAAAGCCCGGGCCTGCCGTTCAAGATCCTCGGCGGCCCGCGCGGTCACGTGCCGCTGCACTCGTCCGCCGGCGGCGTCATCGGCCAGCTCGTCGGCCGCGGCCAGCTTCCGCTCTCGATCGTCGACATGGCCAACTTCGAGGCCGGCGGCATCCAGCGATTCTTCGTCGATTTCGCCGAGGCGCTGTGGAAGAACGCGCGCGGCGTCGTCTACCTGGTGATCGAGGAGGCGCACGAGCTCGCGCCCAAGGAGCGCGCCGGCTTCAACGCCGAGAACATGTCGATCCATTGGGCGAAGAAGCTTGCGACCGGCAGCCGCAAAAAAGGCATCCGCCTGATCGTCGCGTCGCAAAGCGTCCAGCAGCTGCACAATCGCGTGCTCGGCAGCTGCGAGACGCTGATCGCGCATCGCCTGATCGCGCCGGCCGACCAGGACCCGATCGTCAAATGGATGAAATCCAACGCCGGCAAGGCGCGCGCCGACGATGTCGAGGCCTCGCTTTCCTCGCTGCCGACCGGGACCGCGTGGGTGTGCTCGGGCGAGGCGAAGGTGTTCGAGCGCATCACCTTCCCGAAGAACAAGACCTTCGACAACACCGCGACGCCGACCGACGACGCGGCCGATATCGACGTGCGGACCGCCGCCGTCGACCAGGACGAGCTGCGCACGCTGATCGGCGAGGAGGTCGCGAAGGCGGAGGCGAGCAATCCCGAGAAGCTGAAGGAGCGGATCGCCGACCTCGCCGCGAAGCTTTCGCGCGCGGAATATGCCGTCGGCGTAGCGCAAGAAGCCCATGCGGCCCCGCCCGATCCTGCGGCGCTCGGCAACGCTCGGCGAGACGGCCGCCGCGGCGGCCTGGTCGACGGCCACACCGCGGGCTTCCGTGATGGCTGGGACGCACGCGGAAATGCCGTCGATCGCGTCATCGCCGCTATCGGCGCCGGCGAGGAATTGTTTGCGCGCGACCTCGGTACTGCCCGCACGGAGTTTTCGCGCAAGAACCTCGCTGCTCTTGTCGACGTGACAGCTCCTGCGCAGGCGTCTCCCGCGCCGGCACGGCAAGCCCTGCAGGCGCAACAGAAGCCCGCCGCTGCGCCTGCCACGAACGGCGCCAGCGACCGCAATCAGCAGGTCGACCGGCGCGTGCTCGGCGCGCTCGCCGAGCTCGAGGCGCTCGGTACGTCGGCGCCGACCCGTGAACTCGTCGGCGCCATGGCCGGCTTCGGCAATATCACCTCCAAGGGCTTCCGCCAGGCGGTTGCCTTCCTCATCGGCGAGGGTTCGATCGAGATGCCGCGCGACGGGCGCCTGGCCCTCACCGACGCCGGCCGCGCGATCGCGCCGCGCGCTGCGCGTCCCGGCACAGTCGCCGACATGCGCAACCGCATCGTCAGCGTGCTCGGCGCGCCGGCCGATCGCATCCTGGACGAGCTGATCCGGATCTACCCGCAGTCGATCGAGCGCCAGGCGCTCGGCGATCTCACCGGCTTCGGCAACATCACCAGCAAGGGCTTCCGCCAGTCGGTCGCGCGGCTGATCGACATGGGCTTTGCGGCCAACCACGAGGCCGGCAAGGTCAAGGCAACTGAGGCGCTGTTTCCGTGAGAATAGATTGGTCGATCGAGCTTCGCCGCCATGCCCGCAGAATCCGCGACGATAATTGGCGCTTCATGGAGCGGCTTGCCCGCTACGGCGTCGTGCACGTCTGCCCTTGGGCCAAAAATCGGAGCAGCACTGCACGCCCGAATGAGATAATCCAAGGGCCGATCGGTTGGTCTGACTTCGCCCACTGGATTGTCGGCGAACATCGCCCGTGGTTCGGGCGCGGAGAGTGGGACCACCGGCGCCAGACCTGGGCCTATTGGCTGACCGCGGCCGGCCGAGCCGCATTGCGCCGTCGATCGCCGCGTGAGGATCGACTCCCGGTTCACGGCGGACTTGTAGAGCCTGGTTGGCGCGCTGCGCCGCGTGCCTTTCACCGAAACCTCTATGAACAGCGGCTGCACGTGCTGACACGCGCGCGCGGCTATCGTCATACGCGCGTTTGCTTCGGCGAACTGCGGCCGCCGCCATACGCGCCTCCGGCACTGCGGCCACGTCGTCCCCGGCGCAAGCGAGCAGCATGATGCCCGAGCTTTTCACCGTGCACGACGCCAAAGACGGCTGCTGCCAGGAGGCCGCGCTTGGCCTCCCGTTCTACGCGCCTTGCAATAAGCCTGCCGTGGCGATCGTCGGCTGGAAGGGGCGCACCGAGCCGCCACTCAGGATGTGCAAGGCCTGTACGGATCACAACGTCAAAAAACGCAGCGGCGTCGTCATCGAGACGCTCGAGGAGGAAGACAATGGCTCCGCCAATTGCAACGCGCCCCGCGGCCGCTGACGCGGCATTTGCAGACGCACTCAATGGCCGCGGGTTCGGCCTCAAAGGCGCAGGCGCGCCGATCAAAGCCGCGCCGCCGGCAAAACCTGCGCCACGGTCGATCCGCGACGGCGAGGTCGACATCGGCCGCGCGCCGAATGGCGACGCGATCGGCCTCGACCTCGGCAAAGCGATCGCCGGCCGCGTGCTCATCCAGGGCAATAGCGGCGCCGGCAAGTCGTGGTTGTTGCGACGCGTCTTCGAGCAGGCGTTTGGCCGCGTACAGCAGCTCCTCATAGATCCGGAAGGCGAGTTCAAGACGCTCGCGGAGAAGTTCGACGTCGCCGTTTTCTCTGCCGCAGAGGCGCTTCGCGTCGGCGGTTCGGCCTTTGCGCGCCATCTGCGACAGCATCGCTATTCTGCCGTGCTCGATCTGTCCGACGCGACCGCCGAGCAGCAGATGCGGCTTCTCGCCGAAGTCGCGACCGGCCTCATCGAGGTCCCTGCGGAACATCAGCATGCGCTCCTCGTGCACGTGGACGAGGCTCAGTCGCTGGTCCCGCGTTACGACCCCGGCGACGTTGACAACGAGACGCGCGCCAGGGCGCGCGCGGCGCTCGCCGAGCTTATGGGCCGTGGCCGCAAGCGAGGTCTTGCAGGAATCGTCGCCACATCGCGCATCGCCGAGACGGCGACGTCGGTTATAGCCCGGCCGACGAATATCATTGTCGGTCGCACCATCTTCGATCGCGACCTCGAGCGCTGCGGCCTGGCGCTCGGCTATACGGCAGGCGGCGCCAAAGCGCTGCGCACCCTCGCCGACGGCGAGTTCATCTGTCTCGGGCCGGCGATCGCCGGGCCGACGCGCGTCCGCTTCCGCTGCGGGCCCGTGCAATCGCCGCACAAGGGAGAGACGCCTGGCATCGCGGCGCCCCCTTCTTTGACAGCGGCGCAATCGCGCGAGCTGCTCGGCCAGGTGCCGAATGTGGATGCTGACGAAAGCTTTTCGGGTCATGCAGCGCCTCAGGACGCCGCACGCGGCCCGCGGAACGTGCCAAGTCGTGTCTGGACGGTCGACGAAGAGGAGATCGTGCGCGACGGCTATGCGCGCGAACGCTCGCTGACCGATATCGCAAACGACCTCGTCGCCGGCGGCTTCGCCCGCCGCCGCGGTCCGGCCATCTGCATGCGGGCCCGAGCGCTCGGCCTCGCGAGCTCCTCGCGAAGCGCGCACAACGACTGGAGCGAACCCGAGGACGAAATCGTGCGCCGCGGCTATGCGGACAAGGACTGCAAGATCGTCGATATCGTCACTTTGCTCGCCGGCGCCGGTTTCGACAGAAGCCGCCAATCCGTACAAATGCGCGCCATCGCGCTCGGCATCACACGCGACCGCGTCAACTACTACACCGACGAAGAGATCGCGATCGCCAAATCCGCGCTCGAGGCTGGCAAGGCCAACCGCGAGATCATCGCCGACCTGCGAGCCGCGGGCTATCATCGCGGCGTCACGTCGATCTCGAAATTCGCGCAAAAGCACGGATACGACCGCAGCTCGGAAGGATGGTCGACCGAGCAGCTCGCAATTCTGCGCGAACGTTACGAAGCCAAGGTCCCGGTGAAGCAAATCGCGGCTGAGCTTTCAAAGCCGATCGGCGGCGTGCGCGCGAAGGCAAGCAATCTCGGACTGAAGCAACGCCTTCCGTGGACGGAGGCAGAATATAAAATGCTTCGCGACGCCAATGCCGCGGGCGATCGCCTGGCCGACGTCGCCGAGCGAATAGGAAAGCCCTATCCGAACGTCGCGCGGGTCGCGGCGACCCTCCAGCTTGATTTTCGCACCGGCCGCACGCCGCGCTCCAGCGAGGCTACGAATGGCTGACCGCGACGTCGTCGAATTCGACTGCTGCGAATGCGGCGTTCACGTCTTCGCGCTCTGCCTCGATCGCGCGCCCGAGCCGCCGCTCTGCTGCACGTGTCTTCACCTGCCCGGCTGGCATCGCGACCCTCAGCTGCGCGCCATCTACGACCCTTGGCGGCCGGCCGACGGTCCGAGCGCCGCCGCGGACCCGTGACGATGGTCGCCCGTGTCCTCGCGCGCATCCCGAGAAAGCTCGACCCGATCCGGACCTGGTCGGAGCCGATCGACGATCGCACCTTCGCGTTCAGTGCCCTGTTCACCAAGCAGCATGGCTTCCACGTCTACGGCTTCTCGGCCTTCATCATCGTCGACCGCGACGAGGTCTATCGGCTCGGCCGGTCGCACTGGCGCGACGTCGCGCGGCGGCACTTCGACGAGCGCCTTAAGCAGCACGCCGACTATCACGGCCCCTTCCTCGCCTACTTCGGCGACGCCGGGCATTTTGCCTGAGACGCAGGCGATGCGCGCCGCGATTGCGACATGGGGCCGCGCGCGATGGCCCGGCGTGCGCGTCATCCACGAGCTCGTGCTCGGCGAGCGTCGCATCGACATAGCGTTCATCGGCGAGCGCGACCTGATCGGTTTCGAGCTCAAGTCCAGCCTCGACCGGCTGGATCGGCTGCGCGAGCAGATGAAGGAGTTTCGCCGCTACCTGCCGGAATGCTGGGTCGCGGCCGCGCCGAAATGGGAGAACGCGCCGCGGCTCAAGCGCCAGCCCAACGTGGTGCTGGTCGGCGCCGGCGAGGTCCGCGAGGTCGACAAGTGGCCGGGCTGGCGGCCGTACCGCGACGAGCTGGTGTGCTCGCGGCTCCTCGAGCTCCTGTGGCGCGACGAGGCGGCGCGGATCGCGCACCGAACCGACGTGATTCCGTCGGCGCATCACAGCCAGCTCAAGATGGGCCACATCAAGAAGATGCTGGCGCGGCTCCTGACCGGCAATGAGATCATCGCCGAAGTCTGCCGCGAGCTGCGGTCCCGGCCGCTGGTCGGCATCGGGTCGGATCCTCCCGTCGGATCATCCGACGCGCCGCACGCTCGTCCAGTTGCCGATTAACCCCTTGAGTGCCCTAGCGGGTTAAGTGGACGATTTTGGCGCCGGGAGCTCGGCCCATGCGAGAAAAGCTGCGCCACGCGCCGATCAGCGCAGACTTCGCGTCATCCTCGGTCGCCGCCCAGCCGCTCGACGCGAATGTCGGGCTGTCCGTCGCGGTCAGCGCGAAGAGCTGCCAATGCGGATCATGCCGCGGGCCGCCGCGCGGCCGGTGCACGCGGCCGACCCCGTCATAGCCGCCCGACGCGAGCAGCCAGTCGGCGTCCGGATCGCACGACCGCGCCATGTGCGGCGCGTGCTCGATCGTCTTGAGCCACCGCGGCGCCTCGGTCCCCTCGCGCCGGATGCCCGCCCAGGCGGCCCAAGCTCGGAAGGCGGCGACGAGCTGCTCCTTCGCGGCCGCGACGTCGCCGCCGGCGTGGCCGGCCAGGACGATCGGCGCATCCAGCGCCGGCGCGCCGGTGAGCCCCCACGCAATATGCGGCTTGAAACCGCCGACGTTCGCGATGCTGCCGACCGACCAGGCGCCGCTGTACAGCACCCAATCCTCGTTCTTGGCGGCCTCGCTGACGCGCCGCGGATAGCTGTGCGGCGATTGGTCGAAGGCGCGGACCCAGCGCAACGTCATGGCGCTAGAACACCACCTCGGAATTGTCGCGCTGGTCGACGATCTTGACCGTCGCCCCGCGCTCGCGCGCCGCCAGCGCCAGCGCGGCCGCGATCGCGGCGCTGCGCACGTCGCGCATCGTGCGCGACACGCCGTTCACCTGGATCTCGAACATCTCGCCGCGGGGCCGCGGCGCGTCCTGCGCGTCGACCATCTTTGTCATCGGTCCTCCCGAGCTCCGCCGCACCCTCGCACGGCGAAGCGGCGCCGGCCAAATGCAAAAAGCCCGCCCCCGGCGCAGCGGCCGAGGACGGGCTTCGAAAAGGGCTGAAGGCCAGCGACGCTAATCGGGACTGACGTACACCGCGACGCTCTTTGCCGCGACCGGATATTCGCGCACGCGGCCGCCGCCGGCGTTGCCGGCGATCAGGATCGGATCACCCTGGGCGTCGAACCCGGACACCAGGCCGACATGGCCGCCGCGGCCGCGGTGCAACACCGCGACGGCGCCGACCCGCGCGCTGACGTGCGGCAGGCGCTCCCAATCGCGCGCCCAGGCCGGGTTGTGCAGCCGGGCGGCCGCCCCCGGCAGGACCATCGCCAGGAACCGGCCGCACCACGCCGTCCGCCATCCCGTGGGGTTGCGGCCGACGAAACGCCGCGCGTTGTCGACCGCCCCGCCGGAGCCAATAAGACGGCCGCCGGTTGGGGTATCGGAACCGGGCCCGTAGACGCGGTCGCCCGCCGCGGCGCGCGCCGGCGCCGCGCGGCCCGGGCGGACGCGGCCGTCCCGATCGGATGCGCCGGCGTCCATTTCGGCGGCCTTGCGCGGAGCAGGCCCCCTCACCGTCCTCGCCCGATGGTGATGACCTATATGGGCGCGTGATAGCCGATGGCGGCGCGCCCGGTGGTGCTGGCGCGGGCGCAGCGGCGCCGGGGCGGCCGCCGGCACGATCGCGCAATAGGTCCCCGCGCACATCACCCGCGCAAAAGCGTGCGGGCGCGCCAAGGCGCCCGCGGCGAGGCACAGGACGGCGATCGCGGCCGCGGCCGCGCAGGCGGTTCTGATCATGGATGTCACCTCAGGGTGAAGGCGGCGCGTAGCTTTTCGCGATCGCGTTCGTGAGCTCGCGCGCTCACCGCCGCTGCTCGAGCGCGCGGAGCCTGTCCGACAGGTCGGCGATGCGGCTTGAGTCGGCCTTCTGGCGCGCGTCGACGCCGGCGAGGCCGACCTCGTAGCGCTGCATCGCCGTCTTGATGTCGTGCACCTCGCCCGCGGTGTTGTTCGCCGTCGCGTAGAGCACGCCCCAGGCGACGGCCGCCGCGAGCACGCTCACCACCACGGGCCAATAGGAGCGCGTCAGATCGCCCAGCTTCTCGACCATCGTGGTCCCCTACCGCTTGAAGATGCGCGCGACCTTCTCGATCGTGCGGCCGCCGAAATACGCATAGATCACGGCTTCGAACACGCCCCACATGCGCGGGTCGAGCGCGTCCGTCGTCCCGAGGTGGAAGCACTTGTCCCAGACCACCACCTTGAACGTGAAGATGATGAACGGCGCCGCGAACAGCGGGCGGATCAGCGCCGTCGGCCACCAGCCCTGCTCCTGGCGGATCAGCGCCGCTTCGGTCTGGCGCTGCGCGACCTCGCCGAGGATTTCTTTCTCGGCGAGATCGACCGCCAGGTTGTCCTGCTGCGTCGCGTTGGCGAGCTTGGTCCGGTAGGCGTCGATCAGCCCCTTGATGACCGGGCCGCCGAGGAACGCGAAGAGCGTGCCCCACATGGTTGGTATGTTCCCTGCTCGAGCGCGCGGACGACCGGCCGATCAGCCGGTCGCCGCCTTCACCTTGGCGTCGTGCGCCAGGCCGTAGATCGTGAGCACGATGCTCATCATCGCGATCGCGACGAGCACGTACTTCACGATCGTGATCGCGTCCTGGAACGGCGCGAGCTGCGTGCTCGCGCTGGTGAGCTGCTCGGCGATGCCGGCCGCCATCACGCTGCCCGTGGTCGTCGCCGCGCCGGTCGCCGGCGCGAGCGGCGCCGGCGTCGTCTCCTCGGCCTTGGCGCGCGCCGTCGCCGATGCTCGCAGCTCGTCGTGCAGGCCGTTGCGCTTCGGCTCCGCCTCGCCCGCCGCCATCGCCTTCGCGGCCTTCTCGACGTGGTCGACGCGCGCGAGCCAGCCGCGGCCGTAGCGCGGGAACTGGCGCAGCGCGCGGTAGAAGCCGCGCCGGCGCTCGCAGAAGGCGTGGATCGTCGCCGCGGTCTTACGCGCGTCCTGGCATAGCGCTGACACCTTGGCGAGCGTCACATCGCCCATGAAGCCGTCGACGCGCACGCCGATCGCCGCTTGCAGGTTCTTCGCCGCTTGCGCCGGGCCCGTATTCACGCAGGCGTCGAAGAACGCGTAGTCGAGGCCGGCCGGCAGGCGGTCGCACCACGGCGACCAGTAGCGGTCGCGATAGATCTCGCCATATTCGGCCGGCGTGATCTTCCACACGTCCTGCGGCGGCAGGCTGTGCCGCGCGCGAAAGCCGTCATATTCGCGCTGGATGATGCCGTAGGCGGTGCGGCCGCCATGGTCGTGCGGATCGTCGTCGAGGCCGCCTTCGTCGACCAGGACGAGCTTGAGCGCGCGGGCGAAGTTCTCGGCCACCATGGCTCAGGCCCCGATCTTGGTCTTGATCGTGGCGACGTCGGCCTTCAGCGCGTCGAGGCCTGCCTCCTCGATCGTCTTCAGGCGCGTCTCGATGTCGACGAGTCGGCCCTCGGCGCGCGCCGCGAGCGCGGCCTTCTGGCTGGTAAACCAGACCTTGAGCTTGGCCTTCCAAGCCGGCCAGCGCGCCGCGATCCAGTAGACCAGCAGGATGCCGGCAACGCCGAGTGCGGCGCCGAGCGCGAGCGTGAGCGTGTCCATTGATGGTCTCCGATGGTTGGTGATGGTGTGGTTGTGTGGAAAAGGGGCCGAAATGCCGCGCGTATAAATCGTGGCTTCGGCCCGTGGACAATGGCCGGTTGAGTCCGCTAGGGTTGTGTTTCCCAGAAGCGGAACACGCATATGTGGTGGCTCTTCCTCGGCGCGGCAGTTCTATTGATCGCGGGTCGGATATTGATCAGGCCGCGCGGTGGAATTCTCGCCCCGCCGATCAGCGGCCGAACTGAGCGCTCTGCGGCCGCGCCACGCGACCTGCTCGGCTAGCGCAAAACGCTACGAGACCCACTCGATCAGAAGCGCAACGCTCGCGGTCGCCGTCGCGCCCTCGGCAGTGCCGACGTGGAAGAAAAGCTGCGGCAGGTTGAAACCTTCGATATTCACGTTGGTGATCTGGATGACCTGAAGGTTATTCGCTGTGTTCGGCGTGGTCGCGCTCACAGTGATAGCGGTGCTGCCGGTCGGGATCAGCGCCGTTCCGCCACCAGAGGCCGCCGTGAAGAGCCCGAAGGTAGCTGTCGTCAAGCTGTGCGTCGCGAGCGAGATGATCAGCCCGACCACGCGATAAAGCGAGAAGCCGGCCGGGCCGGGCGGCACAGTGATGGCCGTGTCGCTGTTGGCGCTGTTGAAATCGACGCCCGCGACCCGGACGACCGTTCGCGGGAGGCCGAGCAAGGCAAGGATCTGCGGGACCGTTCCGGCGGCCGCACCTGCAATCTTGAAGGTGTTGGATGCCGTATCGATCGTCTTGTTGGTCAGAGTGTCGGTCGTAGCCTTGGCGACCAATGTGTCCGTCGTCGCCGGCAGAGTAATGACGCCAGATGCCACGGCCGTGGCCTGAACAGTCGTCGAGCCCGACGTTGATCCCATGAAGCCGGCGGTCGCGATTGCGACATTGCCGGCGTTCTCGACGAACTTATGTGTTCCCGTGCCGCCGTCCGAGACTGTTGCGTTCACGTTACCGGCGATCACGTAGTGGTCGCTCGCGCCAGCCTGCACCGTGATCGTGCTGCCGGCCATGAGGTTGTCGGAGATGTTGAAGTTGCCGACCCCTCCGGTGATCACGATGTTGCCCGGCGGCGAATTGATGAAGTTGTTGCAGCAATGCACTGCGCCTGCGTAGCCGCCCTGCACGTTCAGCGCGAAGCCGCTGCCGATGCCGTTACCGCCGCCCAACTCGCAATGCGAGATGTTGATCCAGGCTTGTGCGTTGGACGATGGATTGACCAGCACCCCGTAGCTGATATCGGAGTTCAGCACGTCCATGACGGCCGGTCCGCCGCTCGGCGCGGTGAACACAATGCTGGCGGCGAAGCCTACGCCGGTGAAGTCGCATAGATCGAGATGGTTCTCGTTGACGCCAGAGCCGGTGACCGACAGGCCGCAATAGGACTGCGGCGCCTGCAGGAGCCAATCGGCCGTTCCGTCGGCGATCGGCTGGCCGTAATTCTTGAGTGTCGGCGCTGAAGCTCCGGTTATGCCGGCCGTGGTGCAGACGATCGCGTAGCCGCCAGAGATCCGCGTAACGCCCTGCGCGACGCTCGTGCTCGCGGCCCAGGCCGGGTACGGCATCGTCGTCGGCGAAATGATGCCGGATCCTTGGTGGTCGAAGTCACAGCGAAGGAACCAGTTGCCGCCGCCGTTGACGCAGGTCGCAGTGCTGTAGCCGTTGCTGAAGCCGACGTGATCGAAATAGTTGTTGCTTCCAGTGATGAACAGCGGAATCGACCCGCCGAGAATCGACAGGTTGCGGAACATGCCGTTGTTGCCGGTCACGGCGACCGCAACCTGCGTCGCGCCGAACGAAGCTGTGTCGAAGCCCTTGCCCTCAATCGTCAGGTTCTCGATCTGACAGACGTTGCCGGTGACATCGAAAATAGTCACGTCGTTGCTGCCGGCCGTAATGAGGATGGCCTCGCGGCAGGCTCCGATGATGACGACGCGGTCGAGAACCTGAAGCGTTTGTGAGATCACATAGACGCCGGCCGGCACCCACACGCGACCGCCGGCGCCCCCACCCGATGCCGCGCTCAGCGCTGCCGCGAATCCGACTGTTGCATCGCTTCCATCGCCCTTGGCACCGAATGCGGTGACATCGAACCAGGGCACGCCGCCCTTGAAGCGCTGCTGGGCATCGACGACGTTCCCATGCGACCCGCCCCCCGGCAGCGTCACATAGACGTCCTTGGCGCCCGAGCCCCAATTCACAGCGGCATCGGAATTGCTGCTTTCGTAGACCGTGACTCGCGAGATCGAGTTTGCTCCCGCGTTGTAACGACCCAGCCCGATCTCGCGGTTCGTGCCCTGCTTGATGCCGTAATAGAAGGTGTCGCCGTTGGCGAAGCGATGCGCGAAGGGAAAGTACGACGTGACCGCGCCTGCCAGCACGAGATCGCCCGTCCCGGTCGAAGCCGACGTCTCGCGGACGTCACTGAAGAGCGCGAAGGTCACGTGCGATCACCCGCCGTAGTAGATTTCGATCAGCCAGAACGTAGACGGCTGCATGTTGTTGTGTGGGTTGCCGCCAGCATGGTCCGTCAAGGTGATGTTGCTTGATGCACTGCCGGTCGACGTGGTGCTGAGGCCGGTATTGACCCCATCGGCCGTGCCGCCGCCCACGAGCGTGTTGTTGTTGCCGGACACGGAATAAGAATGCGCGTGCGTGCCGTCCGCCATCGTGAACTGGCCAGTAGGCGCCTCTGCCAGCGTGAGGGTGTGGGTCTCCTCGCCGAACGTCGAGCCTGTATTTCGCCCTGTCAGTCCCGCGCCATTCCCCGCGATACACAGAGCACGCCCGAGTTGCTTAGGCAGCGTGATGCGGCAGTGGGCGGCCCACGCCGCGGCGGCCGTGCCCTGGCCCGCGCGCGTTGTCGCGCCGCCCGTGCTCGTCAATAGCGGCGCATCACCGTCGCCTACGCAGACGTAAATGACATTGAAAAGCGCCTGGAACACCGCGTTCGCATGCACGGCACCCGAGGAACCATCCCCTATGGTCGCGTCGTCCATGAACAGCCAGCCTGGCGAAGCCGTCGTCGAATCGAGGGTCAGCCTGGCGTTGCCGACCCGCCACACGGTGCTGTCGACCTTGTCTTGCGACACGGCGTGCGCCGCGAGCTTTCCATTGGTGACGTTGAGATCGGCAATCTTCGGCGTCGTGACGGCGTTCGCCTGCAGACTTTCGGTCGAGCCCAGCTTGGCTGCAGACTGGTCGATGAAGACGTCCTTGGCGCCCGCGCTGAAATTGACCGCGAGATCCGAGTTCGAGCTTTCGTAGACGGTCGTGCGCGTGAGTGTGTTGGTGGCGCTATAGGTGCCGAGACCTATCTCCCATTCCCCGGCTCCAGGGTTGACGGCCGTGTACCAGCACGTATCGCCGAGGCTCATCACACTCGCGAAGGCGCGATGGTCCGTGACCGCGCCTGCGAGCGCCAACGCGGCCGTGCCGGTCGTCGTCGACGACTCGCGAACGCGGCTTTTGAAGATCAATGCCATGTGGGGGGTGCGGCTAGAGCCGCTCCTCGAGCTTGTATTCGCGCGAATAGATGTCGAAGAACGTCGGCTGGCTCGCCGGCGTCAGGTCGCTGATGAGACCCCAGATCGAATCGCGCGCGAGGTTGCTGCTCGCGGGATCGCGGATCATGAGGACGTCCTTGCGCTGGCCGTTGGCGACGTCGATCGCCTCGACCAGGTCGTTCATCTGCGCCTCGGTCACGAAGTCGAAGGTGAGGTCGAGGGTGCGATACTGATTGTCGTTCCAGATCTGCGTCTGGCCGCCGCGCGTCTTGGTCCGCACCGAGCGGTCGACCCACCCGCGCTGCCAGCCGTAGATGTGGTTGTAGGTGAAGGCCGTGCGCGTGCCGACGAACACCCGGCCGGCCTCGACGAAGGCAGCGCCGGTGTCGGCGAGGTCGAAGCGCACATAACGGCCGCTGGCCGGCGCGCCGAGCAAGCCGATATAGGTGCCGTAGTTCGCGTCGACTGGGACGGTGCCGCTGTCGAACACGTCGCCGGCGGCGCCGGTCGCGTCCGAGCTCGAGATGCGCGCGCGCACGGTTCCGGCGGCGCCGAGTGTCATGCCGAACAGCGCGACGGTGTCGATCGGCGTCGCGGCCCCGAGGTCGACCAGCGCGAAGGCGGGCGCGAAGCGGCTGCGCCAGCGCCGCGCGACATGCGGGTTCTGCAGATTCGACGCCGGCAGTGTCAGCTCCTGGTCGGAGGCCACAATCACGCCGGCATCGGCAAGGTTGTTATAGGCGATCGCCGCGTTAGCCATAGGCGACCACCTCGACGGTGTTGCTCTTGCCGTCGTCGGTCATCTCGACGATCGTCAGCAGCCGCCCGGTGCTCAGGTCCCAGCGCGGATAGGTGATCACGATGGTTTCGCCGAGGTTGTGCTGCAGCGCGCGCGGCGGCAGTGTCGCGCGATAGAGCGCCCGTGCACTGCCGTAGAGCACCAGGCGCCGCGCCGCCTCGGCCTGCGCATCGGCCTCGTTGGCGAAATAAGCCTCGATCGGGTCGGGATCCTGCGCGAACGGATGGTCGCCCCGGATCGCGTCGCTGGAGGCCTCCGAGAGTCGGAACGACTCCGACACGAAGGCCTTGCGATCGGCGCTCACGGCGCCGGCGAGGTCGGTCTGCACCGTCCACGAACGCTGATAGGCGACACGCTGACGCCACGGAGGCGGCGTCAGGTCGCTCGGCAGCGGCTCGCGCTTGATGTCGATATCGTCGATCCGGTCGAAGCGATCGACGGGTACGCCGGCGGGCGCAACGAAGACGTTCGCCTCAAGGCGCCCGTCGCGGCGGAACCCGGCCCATCCGCCGACGCCGCCCATGATGTTGGCGACCACATCGGCGACCGATGAGGTGTCGTCCGACCCGAGCCAGTAGCCGATTGGCGCAGGCTGCGTGACCTCGAGCGCCGCGAACGACGGCAGGTAGAGATCGTCGGGATCCACGATCACCGTCGACGTCCCGACGAGGCGGCGCACGATCGTGCCAGACGTCGCGACGAAGACGCCGCCCGTTGCGTCCCCGTCGACGTCGGCTGTTACCGTGCCGACCGGCGATGATCCGAGCTTGACGTAACCCTGCGCGAGGCAGGTGTCGTAGAAGCCCGCCGCGACCGTGGCGGCCGCCAGCGCGGCGTAGTCGGCATGGTCCGCCCCCGCCCCCAGCGCCGAGCCGCGGTCATAGACCGCGGCAACACCGCTCACCGGCCCGTCGTTGACCTGGTAGATGAGGCTCGCCGGCACCACGAGCGGGGGCGAAACGTTGAGCACATGGCCGAAGGCGCGCGGCTTGCGCTTTCCGGCGAGATCGGCGCCGCCGTCCTGGGCGCCCGTCCCGCCGTAGACGTTGGGCTGCGCCGGCACGGTGAGCTTGTAGCCGTTGTCGCGCAGCACGACCTTGATGATGGATTCGTCGATCGCCCAGTCGGCCGCGGTGCCGACGAACACGGGAAAGAAGTCCGCGTAGTCGTCGCCGAGACGGCCGCACTTGACCACGATGTCGCGGCCGTCGATCGCATATCCCTCGATCAGGAAGTCATAGGTGCCGTCGGCGTTGTCGACGTCCATTTCGCCGTCGCCGGTCGTGAACACCCCGATATCGCTGCCGCCGAGCAGCGAGCGCTTGAAGTTGAGCGGCTGTTGGAGCGTCCCGGCGAAGGGCTGCGAGCGCAGCGCATCGGTCGGCTTGGTCGCAAACTCCGTCGTCGCCGAATAAAGCACGAAGGCGAAATCGGCGTTCACGGTGCCGGTCGCGAGCAGCAGAACGAGCATGTCGCGCGCCGAGCCACAAAACGGCCGCGTGCCGAAGGCCGACATGCCGAACATCAGACGCGCCCCGACGTCACGACGCTCGGATGCAGCTCGGCCGTATAGATCAGCCGTGCGCTCGTATCGGTCAGCACGGCCTCACGGCCCGTGATCGCGATGGCGGAAAGAGTTCCCGTACACAGGATCAATACCGCGACATCCGACCGATCGGTCAGGTCGCCGACCGGCAGATCGCCGAGCGCTGATTCGCCGAGCATGCGTGTTTCTCAGGCGGTCAATCGAACTGGATCGCGAGCTGCGACGGCACGAGCTGGAAGACGTCGCCAGTCGGCACCGCCTTGGCGGTCGTGGGCGCGCCCCAGATGCACATGTTGCCGGCCGTAGCAGCGTCCTCGATCGCGACGAAGCTTACGGTCCCCCAATCGGCGGTCGCCGGGCCGGCCGTGATGGTCGCGGTGTTCTGGCTGAAGCCATTTGTCGCGTCGGTCGCATTCATCTTAGTCGCGAGCGTCTGGCGCGCGTAGCCGGTGCCGCTGGTCGACACTTCGTTCGCATGCGAACCGGCGTCGGTCGGCGAGGCGGTGTGAAGCGAGAGAAAGACCGCCGTCGGCATCGAATAGGGCGCGATGTTGAGGAAGGCATCGAGCAACGCCTTCTGCAGGAACGACGTCATGCCGGACATCTCAAACCCTCGACATATTCCAGGCCCTAAACACGCGGGTCGCGATAGCCGTTGAGCCGCGCGCCGCCGTAAAGAGGAGTGTCAGCCGGCCACTGCATCTGGATCGGCCCCTCGATCGCGCCGTGGCGGCGGCAGATCGTCTCGAGCTGGGCGCGCAGAGCCGCCGTAAAGTCGGCCTGCGTGACGATGCTCCAAGAGTTGCGCAGCCGCGCGACCTCGCGCATGGCTGCCGCGGCCGCGACCAGCGTGCGGAACGAGGCCCAACAGAACGGCAGGCTCAGGCCGATCGGCAGCAGCGTCAGACCGAAGAGCTGCGGCGTGTCGAGCTGGCGATGCGCGGCCCAATCTCCCAGGCGCCAGGCGTAGACGTCGGTCATGCCGGTGAGGCCGCGCACGGCGATCCGGCACGGAACGCAGACGTCGGCAACGCGCATCACGCCGCCTTCTGGCTCGCCGGCTTGCCGCCCGGCCGGCCCGGCCGCCCGGCGGTGATCCGCGTCGTGTCGTTGAGCGCCCGCACCTCGGCGCGCAGGCCGGCGATCTCCTGGTGGAGCGCGGCGACGATCGCTTGATGGCCGGCGGCGACCGAACGCGCCAGGTCGGCGAAGTTCTGCCGGTAATTGTCGTTGCTCGAGCTCGAGCTGCCGATCGCCATGCCGGCGAAGGGCGACACCACGATGGTCGGCGAGAACGTCGGCACGCTGCCGACCACGCCGCCGTCGGCGAAGTGCGGGATGTAGCTCGGCAGCTTGCCCGAGTTCATCGCCTCGAGCATCGGGCGGTACATCTGCGAGACGCGCGCGTTCATCACGAACTCGCCCGGCATCAGCATGCCCAGGACGCTGTCCTTGCCGGGCGTGCCGCCGGTGACCGGGCCGCCCTCGGCGAACCAGGTGAACGGGTTCCACCACTCGAAGCTGTCCTGCGGGGGCGCCGCCGGCGTGCCGGTGAGCTGCGTGTTCTGGGCGATCTGCGCCAGATAATCGACCATCGGCTGGAAGTACTGGCTCGATTGCGTGGTCGAGATCGCTTGCGACTGCGCGCCGAGCTGGGTGATCGAGGCCGAGATGTCGATCGACGCCGTCTTGGTGGTGGCCTGCAGGCCCTGGAGGACGACAAGGGTCTGCGCCGCGCTGTCGGTTGCCGATGCCGTCGCGTCGGTGTTCTGGCCGACGTCGCTGAGGTTGTCGTTGGCGGCCGCGAGCTGATCGCGCGAGGCGCCCGACGTCACGGCGACGCTGCCGAGCAGCTGGTTGGTCGTCCCGATCGCCGACACCAGGCCGGGCAGCCGCCCGAGGTCGCCGGTCACCTGGGCGTAGATCGCGCCGTAATCAGGCGAGCTTGCGAAGTAGGCCTGCGCGGCCGTGAGGAAGCTCTGCGCCGCGTTGGTGATCGACCCGAGTGCCGTGGAATCGCCGCCCTGCGCGGCCGTGAGCGTCGACTGATAGGTGGATTGGGCAGCCTGAAGCTTCTGCTGCGGCGAGAGCGTCGAGAGGTCGCCCTGCGCCAGGCTGGCCAGGAAATCGCCGACCGAGCTCGTGAGCTGGTCGAGCGCGGTCGTCGATTGGTGGACGACGCCGGCGAGCGACGGGAACTGTTTGATCAGGTCGCCGAAACTGTCGCCGACGAGGCCGGCGCCGTCGACGATCGCCTGCGCCTGCGCCTGGAAGTACTGCGCCACGATCGTGGGATCGGTGCCGAGCGACTGCGCGTCCGAGAGATCGCCGAGCGACTCGGTGATCAGGCTGCTGATGTCGTTGAGATAGCCCTTGCCGCCGGCGGCGTTGATCTTGGCTGTCAGGCCGCTGCGGAAATCCGACGTGATCTGGTTCAGCGCCTGATCGATGCCCGTGGAGATCGCCGCGGCGGCCGCGGTGGAGGACATGCCGAGATCCTGAAGCGTGCTCTGGAGCTGCTGCGCGGTGCCGCGCAGGGTGAGCAGCTTGGTCTGCACGTCGGTGAGCGGCGGGACGGTCTGCAGCAACGACACCGCGTAATTCTGCGCGGCCTGCTCGGCGACGGTGATCGGCGTGGTGTCGATGGGGCCGGCCGCCGCCGCCGGCTGCTTGAGCCCCACTTGATCGAGGATCGCCCCGAAAAAACCGCCGATCGACTGCGCGCTCTGCGTCGCGCCACCTTGCGTGAGCTGGATCACGTTGTGCGTGTCGGTGATGAACGCCTGGAGGCTGTCGCCGACCGCCTTGACGTTCGCGGCCGCCTTGACTGCGGGGCTGTCCGATCCGAGCCCCTGGTCGAGCGCCTCGACCATAACGTCGAAGGAGCCGATGAAGTCGCGCGCCGCCTTGTCGGCAAAATCCGTCAGCGCCTTCTGAATATCGTCGGCCGACTGGCCGGCCGCGTGCGCCGCGTCCGCGAACTTCTGCGCCTGCGCGGTCGCATCGGACAGCGATTGCGTGAACGTGCCGCCTTGGTTTCCTTCCATCTGGTCGGTGAACTTCTTGACGTCGCCGGCCATGTCCGACCACGTCTTCTGCGCCGCGGCGAAATCGGCCTGCGCCTGCTTGAGCTGCGCGGCCTGGTTCTGCAGGGCCGAGATGCCGAGCGCCGCCGCGAAATTGCCGATGATGCCGAAGCTGCCGCCGCCGCCCGAGGCCGCGGACGACGATGCGTCGCCCATGCCCTTGGCCGAGTCGGAGACCGCGCTGCTGATCGATTGGGTAACGCCCGACATGGCGCTGCTGATCGACGAGGTCAGCGCCGACGCCATGGCCTTGAACTGGCTGACCATGTTCGTGACGTCGAAGCCGCCGCTGCTGCCGGTTCCGGTGGCGCTGCCGAAGAGGCCGTTGACCGCCGACGACATCGCCTTGCTGGCGATCTGAGACCCGAGATTGTTGATCGAGGCCGAGAGCGAGTCCGACAGCGATTTGCCCTGCGCCAGGTTCTGGATCAGCGTCTGCCCGAAATCGTTGACGTAGCCCTTGAGGTCCTTCATCGCCGACGAAAGCCGCATCGTCGCGGCGAGCCCGTCGTTCATGAACGCCTGCCAGTCGTCGCCGTGGAGCTGCTGCTGCACCTGCGCGATCGACTTCTCGGTGTCGTCCATGAACACCGTCTGCAGGTCGAACGACGCCTTGCGCTGCGCGTCGAGCTCGGCCTGCGCCTGTTTCACCTGGCCGAGCGTCGCGGCGTATTTCGTGTATTCGTCGATCTGCGCCTGCGTGAGGACCTGGCCGTCGCGCGCGGCCTGGGCGATCCGCTCCTGCACGGCGGTGTATTGCGTCGCCGCGGCGATCGACATGCCCTGTGTCGCGATCGCGATATTTGTCGTGTCGATCTGCTGCTGCAGCGCATTGGTGCCGAGAAGGCGCTGGCGGGTCTGCTCGGCCGAGGCCGCGATGATCGCGTTCGTGATCTGCGGGTCTTTGAGCTGCTCGACGTGGAGCCGCTGCGTCGCCGCGAGGACCTGCAGGGCAATCGGTGCGGCGCTGCCCATTGCGCTGGCGAGCGCCTGCGTCTGCTGCGCCGCGGTCTGCGCATCGAGACCGGCGATCGCCCGCGTGACCTCGTCTTGCGACACGCCCGCGTCGTGCGCCTTGATCTTCAGGTCGGCGAGCTTGGCATTGTATTGCTCGGTAAAGGTCGCGGCCGGACCGAGGACGCTGACCAGCTTGGTGAGCTGGGCGGCCTGGAATTCGGGCGTCAATGCGGGCGGCGCAGGCGGCCCGATAAGACCGCCGGCGTTCGCCGCGCCGGCCGGCGTCGCGCCATTGTTTGCGCTCCCGGGCTGGAGGCCGCCGGAGTACTGCGGTTGGCGGTTGCTGGCCGCAATAAGCCCCGCCGAAATCATCGGACCGACGAGCGGAATCGTCATCGCCGAGCCGGCCGCCACACGTTCTGCCCATTTCGCAAAAGAAGAGCTGGCGATGTCGTTCATGAACGTCGCCCAATCGCCCGACAGCTTGAAGTCGAGCGCGATCTTGGACACCCGCTCGAAGGCCTGGGCGAACTTCAATTCACCGGTGAGCACGTCGGCGGCAAAAATGCTGGCAAAGTTGTCGTGAGCCCGCTTGCTGGTGTCGTCGATCTGCGTGTCGAGATCGTGCAGCTGCTTGATCAGGCCGTCCGTCAGCGCAGGATTCGACTGCTGGAACGACTGCGTGAGCTGGTTGACGTCGATCCCCTGGAAAAGCTGACCAACGGCCGCGCCACCGCGGCCCGTGGCTGCCTTCAAGAGCGCATTGCGCTGGAAGATATTGTCGACGTTGGTGAGCGCCTGGCCAAAGATCGTCATCGCCTGCGCGGCGCTCGTCGCGCCCGCCATCTGGGCGGCGAGCGCCGGATTGATCTTCTGGATCTGCGTCAGCAAATCGCCCTGCCCGAGGCGCAGCTCGTTGAACCGCGAGGTGAAGTTCTGGACGGCGGACTGGACCTCCTGCGCGGTGAGACCGAACTTCGAGCTCTCGTTGGTCAGCGCCTGCACCTGATCGGTCGTCAGGCCCGTCGCCTCGGAGAAATGCTCGAGCTCGGTCGCCTTGAGCGCCAGGTCGTGCGCGGCGCCACTCACCAGGTTGAACGCATTCTCGGCCGCGCCGAGCCCGACGGATGCGGCCACACCCCACGGGCCGAGGGCGCTGAGAAACGTTCCCACGGGCCCGGCGCCGGCCGACAAGGCGATCAGCTGGCCCGAGACCCCGCTCGTCGCCTTGCTCAGCAGCGTCTGCGCCGTGGTCGCCTTGGTCGCCGCGTCGACGTGCTCCTGGTACTTCTGCTTCACCTTGTCGAGCTGCGACGCCGCCGCATCCTGGCTGACGATGCCGAGTTTGACCGCCTGGGTGTTGATCGCCTCCTGCTTGGCCATCGCCTGCTGCTGGGCGATCTGCGCCTTGATCACCGGGTCGGTCGCCGCGAGGCTCGCTGTCCAGCGCTTCTGCGCGGCCTCGAACGACGTCGCGGTCACGCCGCCGCCGTCGATCGCGGCCTGCTTGGCGCGCGCCATCGCGGCCTCGAAATCGGCGACACCCGATTTCGCGCCCGAGGCGTCGACGATCAGCTGGGTAACGACCTGCGTCATTTAGGCTTGGTTTCCGCGGGGCCTTTTGCGTCCTTACGAGCCTGCTTCGCGTGCTCGCCGAGATAGAGGTCGTCGAGCTCCTCGATGAGCTCGAGCTCCCAGGGCGTGAACGTGAAGCGGGAATGGCGGGTGAAGGCGTCGATATCGGCCCAGGAGATCGGGCTGGGCCCGAAGCCGCCGGCGGCGCGGCGCCGCAGCCGGTTGTAGATGCGCCAGATGTAGACCAGCGCCGCCGGCAGCGGCTCGCCGGCGAGCTCGGCTTCCCACTCGGCGCGATGGGCGGCCGGCTTGCCGGCCGCGATCGAGCGCTCGATGACGCCCTCGAGCCGCTCGCGCGGGCTGAAGCCGTCCTTATCGGCGATCGCCAGCCGGAATTGGGCCGCTGCGAACGCGATCAGGGCTTCGCGGAGCCCTTCGTAAAAGACCGTTCGTCGAGCAGGAACTCGGTGATCTGCGAGACCGCGAACCCCATTTTGGGATTGAGCAGCAGTACGACAGCGGCCTCCTGAGAGAACTCGATCGGACCATCGCCGACATCGACGGGTGTCCAGGTCACGATGCGCGCGGTGAGGTCCTCGATGAACGTGCGGCGGACTTCATCGGGCTGCCGATCGTCCGGCTTCCATCGACGCCCGTTGGTTCGGGCCGCCTCAATTCGTGCCTCGAGCGCCAACCGTTGACGCTCCTTGGCGTTGCTGAACGCCACGGTTTGGGCGTGGCCCGGGCCCGCGAAGGTGATTGCCCAGCCGGTGCGGACATTGCTGCCGGGTGCCAGCACGTGGAGTTCTGAGGTGTCGAGCACGGCGCCGAGATTGATCGCCGCGACAGAAGTGGAATTGTTCGATTTGATCATGTGCTTGCATCCTCGTTCGGTAGGAGTTGGCGGGCGCGGCCGAACCCGCGCCCGCCTGGTCACGCGCGCAACACTCGCTTTCCGGCGGGTCGGCGCCGGTAGTCGTTCGCGATCAGCTATTGTTGGAGATCTGGATCGACATCATGGTGGCGTCGTTCGCGGCGCCGGTCGTGTCGATGCCCACCAGCGCGGCGGGCACCTGGATGGTCACGTCGCGGGCGCCGCCCGCCGTGGTCAGCGCCGAGACGTCGGCCGAGCTCAGCGTGAAGAACGGCACCGTGAGCGCGAGGAAGTCCTTCGGCTCCGCCATGTTGGGGACCGCCAGCACCTGCAGGGATAGGCTGGTCTCGTTGAGGAAATCGGCGTCCCAGCTCGTGTCCTTGCGCAGGAACTTGAGGTTCATCGACACCTGGTTCTGCCCGGGCAGCACGGTCGGCGAGATCTTGCTGCCCGCGACCGCCGGCGCGACCGGCGCCGTGTCGATGGTCAGGTCGAACGAGGTCAGGTCGCCGACGTCGACGCCGCCGATCCGCAGCGTCGCGTCGAGCACCGCCAGCGGCGTGCTCGAGGGCAGCGTCGGGGTCGTCAGCAGCGGCGCGCCGCTTCCGGTGAGGATGTCGAACTTGCCGGTGCCGACGAAGTCGACGTCGAAGGTCAGGAGCCCGTTCGGCGTCATGGTCCACTTGCCGCTCTTGCCGAAGCAGTCGGTGAACACGCGGCTCGAATCGAGGTCGAACTCGTACTCGTCGATCGTGAAGAAGGTATTCACCAGCGATCCTGCAGCCGGCATGATGACCTTGCGGCCGCGGCGCTTGATCACCGTCGAGGTATCGCCGCCGCCCGCCGTGGTGAGCGTCTCGACGGTCGTGATCGTGGTCGCGCTCAGCCCCGCGATGCGGATGTTCCTGCTGTTGTTCGCCGGCGTCGCGCTCGCCGTGATCTCGATCACGTCGTTGACGCGGAAGCCCTTGGTGATCGGGTTGCCCGACGCCCAGACGATGGTGTTGGCGCCGAAGGTCGTCGAGGTGAAATCGCCGGCATTCGCGGTGATCTCGCTATCCCAGGTGCCGCGCAACAGCGCCTGGTAGAGCGGGTCGAAGGATCCCTGCGAGACCTCGCACGTATAGGGACCGGCGGTCGTCGCCTGCATGCCATGGCGGCCGATCGTCTTCTGGGCGTCGCGGCGGACCTCCTTGGATTCGATCGGGGTCTTGGTGAGCTTGCCGGGCGTGCCGCCGGTCTGGCGCAGGATGATCCCGCCCGCCCCGGTCGCTTGCGTCCCGAGCGCGGATTGCGCCTTGAACGCGGCATAAGCATTGAAATTCGATTGATACTGCGTCATGGCGCGTGCTCCTTTGGGTTGGTGCCCGCGTCAGCCGCGGTGCCAGTACTCGAACGGAATGGTGGCCGTTACCTCGAACCAGAGGCCGTCGTCGGACCCGTCGCCGCCGCCTCCGACCATCGGCGCCCAGGTGCGCACGAAGCAGCCCGGGGTGACGTCGTCGAAAAACTGCTTGCCGCGGAAGAGCTCGCCGATCGCGACGGCGTGCTGGCCGGCGAGCTCGTCGCCGGAGTTCACCGGGACGAACACGTGGGCGTGGATCAGGCCGAGATAGAGCCAGGTCTGGTTTCCCGGCGTTCCGGTCGCGGCCGGCCGGCTCGCCGTGTTGATGACCTCGCACAGCACGTAGGGCTGCAGCTGCCCATCGTCGTCCTTCGGCGGCCACGGATCGGCCGGCGTCTTGTTGACGAAGGCGATGCGTGTCGTCGTCCAGTTGGCGGCGAGGCGGTCCTCGATCGCCTTCTTGGCGCCGGCGTAGTCGGCCATCGGGTGCCCGTCAGCGCTCGGTGATGATCAGCGCGGGCCAGCGGTTCACGCCGTTGCGCGCCCGCTTGGCGCTCACGCGGCCGCCATCCATATTGCGGAACGTGAATGTGAACTTGGCCTCGTCGCCGCTGCGCGCTTCCATGATCTGCTGCGCCTGCTGGTAGACGTGGTCGGTGCCGGGCACGCGCATCTTCATCGCGCCGACCTCGATGATCCGCGCGTACGGCACAAGGTTGATGATCGTCACCTCGTCGCCCGGTTTCCAACCCGCGAGCTTGTCGACCGGGTTGCCGTTGAGAAGCAGGCTGTGATTGTCGCGGTATTCACCGCTCCTGACCGGCGAGAGCGCCCGCAGCACGTCGAGCGCGGCCGCGGCGATCGTGTCGAGCCGCGAATAATCGTAGACGATCACGCCGTCCGGCCTGACCGCCGTCTCGGGCGCGCCCTCGGCACCGTCCACATGGCGCACCATGAGCGAGGGCCGCGGATCGGTCCCCATGATCTTGGCGTTGGCGGCCACGGCGGCCGCCGCGATCGCGGCCTGCGTCGCGGCCTGGGTCGCCTTGATGGCGACGTCGATCTGGACGGAGAGCGAGGGCAGGCCCATCTGGTTCAGGCCGCCTTGCAAAGCCAGATAACGCCCGTCGCATCCGCAGGAACGGGATTGCCGACGATGACGTGCGAGTGATGGCCGACCATGAACCTGCCGCCCTGCTCCGGCCGCTCGACATCGCTCCTGCGCACGAGAACTTCGTGCCCGGCCTTCACGACGCGGCCTGTCATCGCGGGCTGTTGATCCTCGACCAAGCTGAGAAGGATGCTGCAGGTCTTAGGCGGCCCGCCGGCGAGCGGAAAATATGTAGCTTGCACCGCCATCTCGGCATCGTTGAAGAAGGCGGCCAGGTCGTTCGAGCCCTCGATCGTCATTTCCCGACCGCCGTCATTTCGGAGCGCGACAAAAGAGGTGCGTCGACACGCCGAGGATCTGCCCGTCGCTCGCATTGGCAACACACTCGAGCAGATACAGCACGCCATCGAGCATGGTGCCGACCAGCACATAAGCTGCCGTGTTCGCGGCAAGCGTCCGGGGGCTCGCCGCGAGTGTCGGGTCACTCAAGATCCGCGCGGCGGCCTGCTCATCGTCGACCTCGGATGCCTCCGCGACCTCGCAGGTCACCGTGGCCGACGAGATCGTCACGCCGGCGCCAAGCACCGACGCGAAGTCGAAGGTGACGAATTCCTTCTCGACCGGCTTGATCGGCGGCGTCAGCGACATTCAGGCCACCTCACGATGACGAAAAACCGCGTTTCACGGACGCGCCGTGCGGACGCGTGCACCACCCGCCGCGGTGCGAACGCGTCTCTCCGCTGCCGCCGTGCGGACGCGCGCCGCGGCAACCGCTAGGAAACGCGAAAGCGGCGCAGCCGGGCCGCTGCCGATCCGCGTCGTCACAAAACCTGCGATCGCGGCGACAGCTGCACCCGCGATCGACGCGCCGCCGTCTAAATCGGTGCCGATCGACCCGGCGACCGCCGCGACCGATGTTCCCTGCGGCGATGCCGAGATCTGCGAGAAGAGCGCACCCGCCTGCCCCGTGGCGGCCGCGCCCGCGAGGCTTGCGGCAACGAGCGGGGCCGCCGAGCCTGCGATCGCCGACGCCGCTGCGCCCGCGAGCTGGATGGACTCCGACACCGCGACCGAACCCGCGGCCGCGACCGCGGCCGCGCCGGTGACGGAGACGAACTGACCGGAGACCGCCGTGACCGCGCCTGCCGCGGCCGTTGCGGCCGCACCGGTGAGCGTGACCGCAACCGACGGCGTTACCGAGCCGGCGGCGGCGGTCGCCGACGCGCCGGAGATCGCGTGGTCGATTTCGCTCCCGACGCTTCCGGATGCCGCCGTGCAGCTCGCACCGGACGGTGCGGCGAACTCCTCGCCAATGAGCGTACCGGCCGCGGCGGTCGCGGCCGCACCCGAGCTCGCAACGCTGACCTTCGGAGTGACGCCGCCGGCGGACGCGGTTGCGGCTGCGCCCGCGGCCGAGACCGACGCAGATCCGCTCGCACTCGGCAGCTCTTCGAGAAGGCCGTAGAAGTGAAACACCGGCCTGCTCTCCTAGCGCATCAGATGCGCCGCACTGACCACGGGAAGGCGCGGCCCGTGCCGGCGACTTGCTTGAGCGTAAATTGCGCTTCCGTCGTCACGGCGAGCGGTGGAGACACCTTGGCGTTGTTGATCTGTCCGTGCTGGTAGGTGGCCTTCCACATCTGGCGAAGGTTCGTCCCGTCCACCATGTCGTAACAGCGCAGCTCGAGCAGATCGCCGAGGGTGAGGTTGACGGTGTCGACGCTGAAGACATAGGTCGCGGCCGTCGTGGGCGAATCAAGCGTATGCTCGGTGCCGATCGTGGCGGTCTGCGATCCGCTGCTGTCGACGGTCCAGCTCATTTATAGGCACCCGCAGCCAAGATGATGATCGCAGCACCGGACGTCGCAGTTGACTGACAGCGCGCCGAGATGCGCGTGCCGGCCGGTATCTCCATCGGGATGAACAGCGGCGCGAACTGAACAAGCGCCGACTGCGCCATGAGATTGTTCACCACCACGGTTTCATTTCCGGACGATCCGATCGCGATGTCGACCGCGTAGATGGCAAGCGATGTCCCGCCTCTTGCGTTTAAGATCACAAGGAGGCCCGAATAGTCTTTGGCGGTCGACGCCACTAGCTGTGCGAAGGAGCCCTTGGTGTTGGCCGTGGCGCTCGGACTGATCGATGTGCCCGTGGTGCTGCTGAAGCCGTCATATCCAGCAACCCCCTCGGCGCCGAATGCCCCCTCGAGAAGATTGAACTTTGTCTTCGCGGTGTCGCCGGCATTGCCTTTCGCCGCGACCGACACTCGTGTGCCGGCCGGAATATTGAGAGGTATCAGGCAGAAACCGTAATGGTCCCCGCTCGACCCCTGCCAAACCGACAGCGGCACATCCGTCGCAACCGCAACCTCGCTTCCAGATGCCCCGAAGCCGATCTTCCAGATACATCCGACCGACGGCCCCGACAAAAACGACGCGTTGACGAGCAAATGCGTTGCGTCGATCGGCGCGCTCGCCGTTAGCTGGGTCCACGCACCATAAGCGCCCGTGCCGATCGGGACGGTCGTGCCTGCCGTCGAGGCGATGACGATGCCGATCTCGCTGTCGTGGCAGAGCGAGACTTCTGCAGGGAAACCTCCGCTCATGTCACGGCGCGGCCACGATGGCTGCTACGCGCGCGGCGGCCAGCAGGTTGATGGAGACGAGGTAGCTCACGCCGCCGACCACGGCCGCGTCGGAGAGGTCGATCTGCGTGGTGTGATTGAGCGCATACAGGAACTGCTGCACCTGCGGATCGGTGCTCGCATTGATCGCCTGGAACTCGGCAGGCGTGAAACGCAATATCCACGTGCCGGTCGCGATGGGGCTCTGAACCGCTTGCGCAGGCACGGCAACGACCGTCTTTTGCGCCGCGCTCCAGGCGTGCGTCGCATCGAGCGCCGGCAGCCCTGGAACGCTCGCCAATCCCTTCGCCGCGAGGACATCGGCGCTCGCCACTGGATCAGCGTCGCCAGGACACCAGGAGACGAGCTCGCCTGTTGTCTCGTCGAAGACGTAGATCGCCATGGCCACCTACCGAATCTGGATAATCGCCTGGCTCGCCGAATTCGTCGGCAGCACGACCGTTAAGGTGCCGGCCGAGACCGTCTGCGTGCCGCCGAAGTCGTAGACGCCGACGGTGCGGCCCGCGCTGTCGAGCGTCGCGTCGTTAGTGTAGATCACGCCCGCGATCGCCGAGAACGACGCCGAGGTCCAGCTCGGGTTGGCCGAGAACGACGTGGTCGCGACATGGCTTGAGACCGCCGGCGCCACGTTGGTGAGCGCAAAGCCGCCGCTGGTGTAGCCCGTTCCTGAGGCCTCGTCGGTTCCGACGTTGGTCGTTGTCGGCGTGCCGCTGCCCGGCGTGCCGACATTGAGCAAGGTCTGATCGTATGTGCCGCCAGGCGACGGCTTTATCAGCAGCATCTTGTAGGCGAGGCCGCCCGACGACTTGAAGCTGTGGCCGCCATTGAGCAGCGACAGCCTGAAGGCATCGGTGAGCGTGGTGGTGGTCATGGTGCGGCGCTCCTATCCGTCGATCCCGTTGCGATCAGGTCGCGGCCTTGGCCTCTCGAAAAACATGCCTGTGCACGAGCATCTGAGTGCGTGTCTCGTGATGCAGTATCTCGACGATCACGGCACGGACGTCGGGCTTCGCGAAGTGCGCCTCGAGGATCGTGCCCTTCGCGGCCGCAACGATCTCGTCGACGATCGCGTCGCCGACGTGCGGCGAAGCATCGAGCGGGTGATTGAGCCGATCGAGACCATGCTGGGCGAGTTGCGCCTGCTCGGCGGCGCCCACACCATCATGGTGACGCGTTAGGATCGCTTCGATGGACTTGCGCAGCGCTCGCGCCGCCGTCGCCTTGTCTGGCGCGGCATCCTCCGCGACCTGCACGATCTTCTCCGCCGTGATCTCGGCGTGATAGTCGGCAGGGTGAACGTTATTGCCGTCAGTGCTCATCACTCGCATCGGCATGAAAGGCTCCTCTTTTTTGAGCTGCTGACGTCTAAGCGCAGCGGCTAGCTTGCGGCCGCCTGCGCGGCCGCGCCGACGAGCTCGTCCAGGCCGGTCTTGTCCATGTCGGCCCAGATGGCGCGCATCCAGGCGTGGACTAGGCCGCGCTTGGTGCGGCCATTGGCTGGATCGCCGGCGAAGGCCGCGAACGAGGCGGCCTGGCGGTGCACCTCCCGGGTGATCTCCTCGGGAAGCCGCGGCACCGTGATGGTGGCCTGCTCCATGCTGCGGAAGATGCCGGCATATTCGGGCCGGGTCGCCCAATCAGCGAAGACGTCGTCGCCGTCGGCCTGGGCAAGAATGTTGTTCTTCACCACGAAATGGCGCGCGCCGCCGTCGCCGATCAGCTTGGTCGCGGCGACGACCTCGGCGAGCGACTCCGGAGTTGGCCCGAGCACGTGCAGCAGCGCGAGGTTGATCTCGCGGGCGCGAACGGCGCCGAGCAGGCCGGCCTCCTCGAGCGCGCGCAGGGTCGCCGACATCAGGCCGGCGCGCATGTCGATCAGCGTGACCGGATTGGTGTCGACGGCGTCGAACACCTTCACCTTTCCGGAGATGCGCGAGAGGTCGACGACCTCGGCGCCCGCGAAGGGGAAGCGGGCGAGACCGCCTGTCGGATGCTCGGTGTCATAGACGCGCGGCCGCGCGCCGCGCGCCGCGATGTAGTCGATCGCCGCGCGCGAAACCGTCGTCTTGCCGACGCCGCCCTTGTCGGCGCCGACCATGACCATGAGCGGGGTCATCAGGCTTTTCCGGGCGGTTTCGGTGGCGGCGGCGGCGGCGCGGCGCTCTTCGCATCCGCGCCGACCAATTCGACGAGCGTCGAGATGCGGCGCGGCAATTCCTCCGGGAGGCCGATCTCCTCGCCGGTCTTGAACTCGATTTCCTGGTTTACGTGGGCGAGTACTGCCCCGTCCTTCAGCTTTTTGGTCACCTCGACCTTGGCGGCGCGGGTCGCCAGCTGTTTGGCCGACAGATCCACCATGGTGCCCAGATTGAGCCGGAGCGGTCCGGACATGACGCGATATCGCTGCATGAGGATGTTCCTGCCCCCGTCGCGAAAGGAGAGCCGGGCCGCCCTGCCCGCGCGCGAAGGGAGCAGCTCGCGCGCGGGACGACGGCCCGATCGGCCGGTCAGAATCAGACCATCGTCACCAGACAGGCGCGCTGCCAGTAGCCGTAGCCGACGTTGCGCCAGCTATCGATCCCGAACTGCCAGGCGTCGTTGTCGAACTCGTACTCCGAGCCCTCCGCCTTCGCCTTGAGCTCGACGTCGGTCTCCTGCTGGCGGATGAGCGCCTTGATCGGCGAGTCGGTGCGGGTGACGGTGAACTTGTCGGTCCAGGTCAGGCGCGGGTTCATCTGCGCGGAGACCGTAAGCCCGTCGATGAGGTTGGGATTGAAGTTCTCTTGCAGCGCGACCGTCGAGATCGTGCTGATCGCCTTGGCGGCGACCGGATAGAGGCCGGTCGGCACGATGACCATGAACGCGCTCGCGCTTTCGTTCATCGGCTCGTTGCGGTCGTCCTTGAGCGACAGGATCTGGGTGATGCCCTGCAGAATGGCCTGCTGCATCTCCTCGATGCTCGGCGCCGTCGCGCTCGCACCGTGCACCAGCGCCGGCAAGGTCGAGATGTCCACCGAGATCGAGTTGGACTGGGTCGGCGAATCGCCTTCCTGGTGGTCGGTGTCGAAGAAGAACTGGCCATCGTAGCAGACGGTCGACGGGCCATCGAGCAGCAGCTGCGACAGAAGGCTCGCCCAATGCGTCTGGGCGCCGTCGGCGAACTCGTTCACGCGCGCCTGGATCTGGCCGGTCTTGTCGCGGCGGGCGTCCTTCACCGAGACTTCCATCGTGCCTTCGAAGTGCTTGTTGATGATGGTGAAGTTGTTTGCGCGCAGGCCCCGCGACTGGCGGCCGCCGATCCACTCGCGCATCTTCGGCGACATGCCGAGGAACGCATAGACCTCGGAGCCCTGGTCGGAATTGAACAGGTTCGAGGCGGCATTGACCCACTTGAGCCCGGGGTTGGCCTCGAGGCGCGCGTAATACATGCCGATCACGGCGCGGCTGGAGAGGATTGCAAGGTCGGTCATCAGCGTGTCCTTTCGATGCCGATGGCGCGACCGCGCCAGCAGGCGGATGAGGTGGGGATTTTGGAGACGAGCTCGAGGAGCGCGCCGCGGGCGAGCCGCGGCGCGTCAGGTGGTCGGATCAGCGACCTGCGTGTGTGGGTTAGGCCGCGCGGGCCCAGACGCCCTTGAACCGGGACGACCAGCCGTTGACGTCGCCGTTGGCGATCTCGAGCCAGTCGCCGCGCTGCGCGGTCGCCTTGGTGTTGATGATCGCCTTGTTGTCGGCGGCCGCGATGCCCGGGCCCTCGATCATATCGACCGCATTGGGGGCGACCGACGTCTGCACGGTGCCGAAGGCGCCGAGATTACCGAAGCGAACGAAGTTGATGCCCTCGACGGCGGGCAGCGTGTAGACGACGCCGTCGGTGTCGTTCCACAGCCACTTGCCCGTGTAGGTCGCGTCGATCGTGGTGTTGGTGTCCACCAGCTGGTGGGTCCAGCCCTCGTACGGGTCGCGCAGCTTGTTCGGGTTGAACTCGACGACGACGTTGCCGGCCGAGACGAACCGCTTGACCAAGCCGATGAAGCTGCCTGCGACAGGCGAGTAGCTGAAAGTGTCGTCGTCGGTCGCATAGACCGGAAGCCCGACGTCGGTGATGACGGCGCCGGTGATGGGCAGCTGCACCTCGTCGTCGTCGCGCACGTGCACCGTGGTGCCGTAGTAATAAACGCTCTGATCCACGGAATCGTCGACACGGGCGTCCGCGAAACCGACGAACTTGTCGCCGCCCACCAGCGGCCGCGCCAAGCCGGTGCCGACGACGAGGCCGACGGCGCCGCCGGCGAAGATGTGCGTCGACGTCGCGAGCGTGAAATCGTTGAAGTGACCGCCGCCCTCGAATGCGCGCGGCTTATTCGCAGCCAACGTGGTCATGGCCTTCGTTCCTTTCAGTTTGGACTTGGGAAAGCCGCTGCGCGCGGCGGAAACCTCGACCTGGCGGCGTCAGCCGCCGCGGCTCACTTCTTGAGGATGCGGACCTTGCCGGCCGCGTCGGCCTTCTGGAACGCCGCGTAGCTCTTGGCGTCGGGGAACTCGGCCTGCAGCTTGGCGTCGGCCGCGTATTCCGCCTCCCACTCCGCCGGCGTGCTCGCCTTCGGCTTGGCGGTCTGCGCGGCGCCCGGATCCGCCACGGCGACGGCCGGGACCTTCGAGCCTTCGGTCTCGACGGCCTTGATCGTGTCCAGGCGCTTGCCGCGGGTCGCCTTTTCGGCCTCGAGGATGCGCATCGCCGCCGCCTCGGGCGTGGTCTTGCCGTCGGCCTTCATCTCGGCGACGACGGTTTCGTGACCCGCGACGGCGATCTTCTCGATGCCGAGGATGCGCTCGCGCTCCGCGGTCGCGCCTTCGACGCGCGCCGCGGCGGTCGCGGTGCCGAGCGCGGCCTTGTGCTCGGTATCCGCGGCGGCACGGCCGGCTTTCTCGCCGTCGGCGCGCGCGGTGGACACCGCGGCGTCGTGGTCGGCCTTGGTGACGTTGCCCGTGGTATCGGCGGCGGGCGCGCCCGTCTTGTTCTCCATGGTCACTCCTCTGGAGGTTTGGGCGCGGCCCGATTTGCCGCGCTGGGTGAGCTCCGCGAGCGCCTCTTCGAAGGTGCCGACGGAATCGGCGAGGCCCGCCGTGACGGCGTCGGCCCCGATGAAAGTGCGCGCCTCGGTTGCGCGGATGGCTGCGGGCGAAAGCTGGCGCCGGCCGGAGGCGACGGTCTGCACGAAGAGGTCGTAGTAGGCGTTGACCTCGGACTGCAGATGCTCGCGCACGCTGTCGGGAAGCGGCGCCATCGGGTTGCCGTCGACCTTGTGCGCGCCGGCGAAGATGTAGGTCGGCGTGATGCCGGCCTTGTCGAGGTAGCGCGAATAATCCGCGTGGAGCATGACCACGCCGATCGAGCCCGCGACTCCGCTCGGCGTGATGACGATCTTGTTGGCGGCCGACGCAATGGCATAACCGGCCGAGGCCGCCATGCCGTTGACGACTGCCATCACGGGCTTTTCAGCCGCAAGCCGGCGGACGGCCGTGGCCAGCTCGAAGGCGCCGACGGCTTCGCCGCCCGGCGTCTGCATGTCGAGCAGCACGCCGCTCGTGCGATCGTCGGCGCGCGCGTGCTCGATCTGGTAGCCGATCGCTTCATACGAGGCGCGGCTCATCGAGCTGGCCTCGGCCGACATGCCGCGATTGGCCAGGCCGCCGAGGATCGGGAGCAGCGCGGTGCCGGACGCATTGCGCCGGTAGGGCAACATGGTCTTGCGGCCGTCGCCGTCCTCGGCGACGAAGCTGCCGCCGAAACGCGAGGCATCGGGTACCGGACCGCGCATGATGTCGCGCGCGGCCGGCGGAAGCTCTTCGATCCGGGCCTGCGCCTCGCGGAGCTCGTCGGCATGCTGGGCGGCGATCGGGATGCGCCCCTCGAGCACGGCGAGGATGAGCGGCAGCTTGTCGGGATGCACCAGCAACGGGACGTTGAGCACGCACTCGGCGATGCGCAGCAGGATGGTCATCGGCGTTGCCTTGGTTGCGAGCTCGCGTAGCCGTCGCCGCTGTCAGCGCGATCTGCGTTGGCCTCTTCCTCTTCGGGAGGCACGTATTTTTTCTCGGGCCCGACCACCGCGGGATCGAGCCCATCGGCCACGATGGCCTTTTGCTCCTTGGCGAGCTGGCGATGCTTGCGCTCCCACTGGCCGCCGGTGCGCTCGATGCAAATCTGCTCGCGCGTCTTCGTGCCTGTCGCGACGTCGAGCGCGTCGGCCTCCGCTTCCTGCAGCGGGTTGAGGCTCGGCCGCGGCGGCCCGATCCAGTTCGATCCGCAATAGGCCTGGGCGACGAGCGGGTCCTCGAAAAAGCCGGGCGCCCCCAGCCGGCCGAGCGCCACGGCTTCTTCGATGATCCAGCAGTAGACGACCTGGCACATGCGGCGCGCCAGCCATGACCGGCGCCTGCGGAAAAACTGCCCGGCGAGCTCGATCGCGGCCTTGCTGGCGGAATACGACGCCGTGAAATGCTTGATCAGCATCTCCAGCGGCAGCTCGAG